CTCCACGCTTCTTCTTGTTGCGCTTCCCCTTCCGAGCCTTGTTGTTCGTGATGTTCTGGTGCACAATTACGGTCTCCTTCCCGGACCGTTGTCTGTTTTTCTTTGTCATCTATTGATAAGTCGGGTGCCTGTTGCCCTGTGGCAACAAAGGAGTTCATAGGCTCTTTAGCCCGCTTTGAGTTGTCAAAGATAGCGCACGGCAGATCACTTAACGTGACCGCCGCTGCACATTCCTTGACGAAGCGCTCCAGCACAACACCCTCTACCTCATTGACAACACACCAGTGGTCTCTGATCCGCAGACGCGTGGCGCACAGCTCTGCATGAGTCTGCCCCAGCCGGACAGTCTCGTTCGCTGCTTTCCACATCTCATTACGCGTCATCTCCTTGGGTACATAGCCCAGTCCACCAGTGATCCTCACGACGGCCTCAGCCCAAAAGCCAAGTGCCGGGCACCAACGCCCACAGCTTGAGAGGATGCCAGCTGCCTTGTTCATTGCAGCCTGGCAATCATCAACTGCCTTGTTCGCCGTTAGGTTTATTTTGCAAATCTGCCGCCAGAAATCCGGAACATGAACGGGGTCATCGCACCAGGGATTGAGGTAATACTCACCCAGGAATGTGATCGGTTCCTCGTTTGTGGAGCACCGCTGTATCAGCTTTATGTCCATACCGAGCTCCTTGTTCACCCTGACCCTCAGTTCTGACATGTCTCCGATCGCAAAGTCATGCATCACACTATCGTCACCACAGTGGACGCCCAAGAGCCCAAACGCCATCTTACGCTCGAACCCAGTCCTGCGCAAAGCGCAGAACTCACGGAAGGCACACTTGATGCAATTCGCCCAAGTGGTGCGTGAACTCCCGGACCCCAGCTCCCACATCATCAGGTAACGATGCCCCTGTTTCATCTTGACGTAGCGTCTCTCGCCCTCGCCATCCCGATCCACAAGAACAGTCTCCAGTTTTCCGTCTACCTTTGCAACCGCCGTGCGCTTAGCAAGCTGTGGCTTCTCGAAGCGGATATGATTCCGCAGTTCCTCCCGATATTCCGAGGAGAAATAGCCAAACAAGATTGGGTCAAGGACGTAGTCACGGTCCCATCTCAGCTCACTGCCATCACAATTCGTGATGTCGCCCTCACTAGCACGCGGCACATCCGGCTTGTACTGATCTGGTACGTCCGCTCCCTGCGCGATGTCCCTGATCCTCGCCGAAAGCCACTCCGGCTCTCGCCCGCAACCGATCCACTTAAACTTGTCCTTGCAGTACTTCATTATACTGTGGACGTAGCAACCAAAAGGTGCCTTCTGTTCAGTCGGAAAATCGGTGATCATGCGTGGCTTCATGCCGAACTCAGCCTTCATGAATCCCTCAAGATCCTTCAGGAAACACATCAGCGAGTGGTCTGTCTTGTCCATGCCCAGTTGCTGAGCTGGTCTCGTCCAGAACTGATCGTACAGCTCATCCAGTGTCAATGGGATGCCGGTTCCACGCACACCCTCCAGTACCATATCCACGAACTCCCGTGCGTACGCCTGGTAT